ATCCTGCGAATTCAATTCCCGCCTTGGCCTCGACAGCCGCGACAAAGGCCGCACGCTTGTCGGCAGGCACGTTCCGGCTGTGAGCCACCTCGCCAGCAGGCACAAACTCGGCGATCAGAGCCTTCACGGGAACCGGATCATTCAGCTTGATCGCTGCCTGATTGCACAGCGCACCAAGGTCTGCATCCGTCCAGACCCGCTCCGGGATCGAGGCCACCGCTTCGACCGCATCGACCTTTGCCGCAGCCGCCGTGAACGCCGCAAATTCATCTTCCTCGTCATCCGGCAATGCAGCAGCAGATACGGGTTCCTCGGTCTGCGTAGAACCATCCTGTTCCGTCGCACCATCGGCAACCGGGATCGCCGGGGAAGGTGTCGAAGTCTCGGAAAGTGTTTTGATCGGTTCCAGTTCCGCAGCCTTGTCGGCCATGCCCTTCTTCACCCGCCAGGTGCCATCCTTGTTCTTCGTGCCGGTGTGGATCGACGGATCGAAAGGGATACTCTTGGAATCCACAGCGATGTCCTGCGTCGCTTCGGCAATGACCTCCTGCGTGATTTCCTCGACCTTCTCGGCTTCGGACTGTCTCACAAGCTTCGATACGATTGCCGAAGGCGTCGAGGCGATTGCAGCAGGTGCCGTGCCTGCGAGCAGCGCACACACAGCCTGAAACTTCTCAACCGGGATCGGCATATTCACAAATTCAGCCATTCTCAATTTCCTTCTTTGGCGTCCAAAACCTTATGAATAGTATTGAGTTTCTCAAGCGCCCGAACCAAAATCTTCTCGGAGAGTGATCCAGGCGCGACGAAAATCTCCGCAGTAACTACGTTCTCTTGACCAAATCTGTCGAGGCGGGAAACGGCTTGCTCGTTCTGTGCTGGCACCCAATCAGGCTCTGCCAGATAGCATCGAGAACAAACCTTTTGCAGACCATCCAAACCAGTTCCCGCCGCTTGGATATTGCCAATAAACACGCGGACATTATCACGCATGATAAAATCGTCAACGGCTTTTTGTCGTGCCTGTGCCGATTTTCTCCCGTCGATCCTGACAGTGCCAAAACGGGATAGGGCATCTTCCAGAATATCCAAAACCTGCAAATGCCAGGCGAAGATCACCAGCTTTTCATCTGAGCCTTCGAGAAAATCCTTAGCATATTCCGCGATCTGAGGTGCCAGTGCAATCCCCATCAACCTGCGGGCTTCTGCGATGTGACCGAGAATTTCAAAATCTCTGGTCGTCTGGATTTCGTCAATCGACAGGTTCAACAACCCTTCGGCGGCAAGAGCACTTTGCACGGCACCATCTTCTTCGCAGCGCACAATGGTATAGCGCGGAGGCTTCATGAGCGTCAGCACGTCTTTCTTTTCGTGTCTTGCCATGACGTTCACGCGCAGCCGGTTCTGCAATTCCTGTTCCAGCGAGGTGCTTTCAAGCTTGAATCGCTTGCCTTGGATGGTTTTCATGTCCGCCTGCCGATTGTAGCGGTTCTTGAATTTCTCCTCACTGGCAAAGTCGATTGCTTCGTGAGCAAAGAACCTCAGCAGATTGTAACATTCCGAAGGACGGTTCAGGAGCAAGGTTCCTGTCAGCGCCAGATGCTCCTTGCAGTAATGCGCGATGGCCTTCATCTTGTGCTCACCGTGCTGATATTCGCCGCGCGAATTTCCAAGAATTGCCCGCGTCGTGAGAGCGTCCACATTCTTCATGCGATGACATTCATCACAGATCAGCACGTCCCATTGGTATTTCGAGATTGCCCGAATGATCGCCGGATTGCGTGCAGCTTCATAGCTGATGATCTGGTAATGTGCGGTCGGATGAATGCCATCTTTGACCTTGAGCATGGTCGAGATTTTCACCATCGGGATCGTTGACCATTCCCGAATGCGTTCCTCCCATTGCGTTCGGACTGATGCAGGCACGATCACCAGAATCCGCTGTGCTTCACGCTCGTTGCAATAAGCGATGCTTGTGGGAGTCTTGCCTAAGCCCGGACTGTCCCCGTTGATCCCGCCCTTGCGTTCCAACAGATAGTCGAGTGTGGCCTTCTGGTAATCCCACAACTCACGACCTGGCGGCAGCTTGCGCGTTCCTGTGCCATTCAAAGCCCGAGACTTGTCTATCTCTCTGCGATAGGCTCCAAGCGTCGGCAGGCTTTCGTCGGCCAGATCGGCCAGAGCATAAGGATTGCCAACGGCGAACAGCACCGCTTCTTGCCGACTGCTTGCACTGGTCGAGAAAGTCAATCCGCGATAGGCCATCAGGCCAGCAATGATTTCCTTGTTCGCCGCAGGCACTCGCAGCACGAAATTCTGCCCGTTTTCTTCGACCTTCACAGATCATACTCCAGAATTTCAGGCTGACCCATAACCGGTAGCGGGCCGATCCAGCCTGCCACGGTGCCCGCGACAGGTTCTTTGATGTTGGACAGCCAGCCGTTGCCTCCGGCAAGCCAAAAACGCACCACGGTCGGATTGTCACAGCCGTGCATGTAGCAGACATAGTGACCTGTCTTGGTCGGATTGCCTGTCTGGATTTTCATCGCTGCAATTCCCTTTCGATTGTCCGCGCAATTTTACGAGAAATTGGCTGGCCCCATACAAAAACAGGATCGTGCCACCAAAAGTTAAGTGCGCGGCGAATTTCTGCTAAAAATGCTTGATCTTTCTCTGTCACAGATCATACTCCTTCACAGTGCTCATTCCTGCAGGCTTGGGCAGGTTCTCGCCAAGGCGCACCGCTGCACGCATCTGGTCGTCCAGCCGGATCATGATGGCTTCGTAGGTCTCCTGACCCCACTCGATCAGCATTTGCTGGATTTGCTCAATCGTCCAGCCGCCAAACTGCGCAGCCGCAATGATCTTGGCCTTGTCGATCTGTTCCGGCGTGTAACGCCTGTGACCGCCTGACGTGCGTTCGACACTGCCAAGCAAGCCCTTTTCTTCCCAAAAATGGATACCTCGGACGGTCGTGCATCCGGCTCGCGCCATTTCGTCAATCGTGTGCATCGAATTCCCTTTCGATCTGTTCAAGTCTCGCTTGCTTCCAATAGTGAATGCGTTCGACGATGAAATACTTTCGCAGCGTCGGAAATTCCAGCCTCGGCAATCCGGCGTAGTCCAACTCGAATTCCAGCCGCTTTGCGGACTTCGCCACAGGACGCCAATGTTGCGTGTGGCCTACCACAATTGCCAAGGCTGGCCAGAGGGGAGCAAGTTCCGCTGCGGTATAGAACGGGCGCACTTGCCAATGGGGAAGCCACGACAGCACCGCAGCAGCGTGAGGATCGCGCGGGCTGTTCTCGGCCCACAGCCTCATGTCTTCTTTCCAGCTTGCAATCAGCCCAGGCTGGTTGCCTCTGACCTTCATCGCTTTGATGATCGCCCACGTCTCGCCCTTCCAGAATTCCCGTCCGCTCATATCTGCTTCACAAATCGTATTGGATCACAGGTCGTATTTCATCGCAGATTTCTTTGACTGCCCCGCAGAATTGTGCCGCCGTTTCAAGATCGAGGGCGTTTCCGTAGGCGCGCAGTCGTCCCACTCTGGCGGTAGTCTCATGAGCCAGCGGGAATGTGCCGGATTCAACCGGCCTCCACTTTCCATCCCGGCAGAACAACCAGTCAACAGCGTTCCGTCCGAGCATAGGCGCATCGGTGTCGCCAATTGCGCCGCCATCTGAATGTCTGAAATCACGATCCCCATGCTGCGCCCTGTCTTGGCTACCGATTTCCGTTTGCGTTCCAGAAATTGCTCCGGTGTTCCGTTTGCCGGATTCGATACTGGAGTCGGCCAACCTGCCAACTCCACTGCGTTCGGTAATTCGCTGTTCTTGTGTTTCGCTGCTCCTGCCCTCCCCCGACTGTCCGCCGCCATCGCTGTCAGCCAACCCGACAAAGTAGTATCTCTGACGAATATGTGCGCCGCCGAAGCCCGCAGCGCACAGATCGCTCGCCCCGAAGGCGTAACCCGCTCCTTCCAAGTCAGCCGATACAAGATCGAGCCAACTTCCCGTGCTCGCAACTTGCTCTCCAATGACGACTGGAGGGCGGCACTGCGCAATGAGATCGAACCAGATAGGCCAGAGGTGTCTTTCATCATCAAATCCCTTCTGTTTCCCTGCCGCGCTGAACGGCTGGCAAGGGCAAGAACCTGTCCAGATCGGTCGATCATCTGGCCAACCCGCATCCCGCAAAGCCTTCGACCACACGCCGATACCGGCAAAGAAATGGCATTGCGTGAATTCCATCAATTCGAATGCTTCGACTTCACGAATATCGCGCTCGTCAACTACACCTGACGTGATATGCCCTGCGGCGATCAGGTTCCGCAGCCATTGCGCAGCGTAAGGATCGCACTCGTTATACCACGCTGTCACAGATCATACTCCTGCTTAGGTATCCGCCAGATGTTCCGATCAGGTCTCAGAAATGTCAGAGCCTCGTTCTTGTCGAGTTGCTTGCGAATATCGTCCCTGTCCACTCCGGTCTTTGCTGCGATCTTCATATAAAGATGCGCGCTGCTTGCTTCACCGCCCAACGAAGTCAACATTTGCATCACCTCCTGAACGCTTGCCCACGGATAGCGGCTGCTTGTCTTTTTCTTCTCCTCCGCCGGATCGGCGAGCGATGCACAACGTTCCAGCACAATCGAGGATGCAACCTCTTTCACGGCAAAGTAACTGATTTCATCCGTTACGTCAGCATCTTTTTGCTTGCGCACGCGCAATTCCGTCCCGCCGATTTTCAGCTTGGTTGATATCACCGCGTCCATGTTGGCATAAAAGGCACTCGAACCGCGTGCGCCCTTCGACTGGTCTTTGCCGGTGTGATGAACCGCGAGCACGAAACATTCATAGTAGCGGGCAAGGTTCTCCATGAAGGTTGTTATCATGGTCGCATCCTTGGCGCTGTTTTCGTCCATGCCGGTTATGAGCCGCGAGAGCGTGTCGATCACGATCAGGCTGGGCTTGGCGTTCAACTCGGCCAGATCAGCTTTCACGTTCTCCCAAGCTGCCGCGTCAGTGTAGAGTGGCACACGGTCTTTGATCAGGAACCTGTGAGCCTCTTTTGTTTTCACGCCTCGCCATTCCAGCCAGGCAGGCCAGCGTTTCTTGGCGGTCGATACCGGACCTTCACCGGCAAAGAACAGCACATCATTCTGAACAGGCGGCGCGTTCCATTGTCCCGGAATGCCATAGGCCAGTGACAGGGCCATATCGAGAGCAAGGAATGACTTGTAGCTGCCGCTCTCGCCATAGATCATCCCTATGCCTTGCGCCGGCAACATATTCGGAATGAGCCAGACAGGATCGAGCACGCTCTCGGCATAGTCGTGCAGAAATTTGATCTTATCGCGGGCACGATCGACAAGTGCAGGTGGTTCAAATTTCTGCCCGACAAAGGATGCAAAAGCGTCTTTGTTCGCCTGAAAGCCCTTTACACCTCCCTCAGTGTCTTCGCCGTATTCAGCCGCATTCCGGATGATGCGTTCCAGTTCCCAATCGTCCCAAGGTGGTGAACAGTGGGGGTTCCAATGCTCCCACAACAGATCAAAGCACAGTCCCGGCGATATGGCTTTATCCAAGATTGAAGCCGCCACCCGGAAAGCCATGTCATCGCCGCCGTTGCCTTCGACTGACACTCTGCCGGAAGCGACATAGCCTTTCAGCAGATCGAGTGCCCAAGTGACATTGCGCGGCTGGTCCGCGTCGGGGTTCTTGGCAAGTCCTAGTGTATCGGTTTTCTTGCGCGCTGGCACAAGAGCCGACACCGCAGCAGGCAAGGGCAGGATATCGCCACCCGGCAAAGCCTGATAGGTGCCAGCGTCCGTTCTGGACCCGGGCAACAGAACATAGCCGCCCGAGATGATCTTGCCATCCTTGCGTATCCCGCCGCGCGTGTCGATCCCTTCGGCAATCCGGCTTGCTGTGCTCGGTCCCTCGCCTCTGAAATAGATATGCAGACCGCCGCGCGGTGTTCGCACCTTGAACGCTTTGCTGACCGCCTCGGCAATGGCAGGATCGCGTTTCAGCAGATCGTGCCACCAATCCAGCCCTTTAGGGTCCACGTCGATCACGAACAGGCCGCTGGGACCTGTTGCAACAGCCCAATTGAAATTCGGATTGACGCGACGCCATTCGGCGATCTGTGCCGGATCATCCGTGGCGACATGCCAACCCTCAGACGTAGCAGGCCGCTTGTCGCCCTCCCGACAAGGAAAAAGCTTGCAGCCTTTCAGAATGTCCGGTAAATCTTCCACCCGCTGTCCCTGTCCCGATAGCGCACACCGCCAAAGAGACCCCGGAGACCCGCCAAGGTTTCCGGGGTTTTTCTATGCCTGCAAAGGCGTCAAAGCCTTAAGGCGAGCGGCGAGACATACGCCAAGCGCAAGCCCTCTGGCAAGCGAATTGCTGCCTCTCACAGGTCATACTCAAGCCAGCGCCCGGACTCAAAAGCAGCGCGCAGCTTGTCGTCAAGATCGACAGGTTCGTTCCCGTTCGGCCACTTCATGTCGGCCAAGTGCTCGCTAATAATTTCCTCTAGGCTCCCTAGAAGATCAAGCCTCCTGCAAACTTCACGCTCGACTTCAGCAGGGTCATCGCTGCAAATTTCTGGACAGTCCCGATTGCGTGAACGATTCGCAACATATGTGATGCCTTCAATCGCACTCGCATAAGCGTGCAATTCGTTTTGCGCGTCCAACAGATTGAGCAATTCCGGAGCCCATTCGCAACCGGCGAGCCTTTGGGCTTCCAGCCATTCCCGCGCGTTCAGATATGTTTTCATGATCTGTCCCTTTCCTCGATTGCTCCACAGGATGCGCAGCGATATTCGTGGCCCTAACTAAATGATACGCCCAGTGTTTTTGCACAAACTATACAAAGTATCTTTGTATAGTTTCCATAATTCCAATGCGTCAGGAACCATTCTCAATATTGTTTCATCTCGAAATTTCAACCAGCGTTCCAGACTATGTGTCTGACACCCGATCGTCATTTCAGTGTCTGTAATTGTGATAGGCCACGGAAAACCAGAGATGCAGATAGGTGACATACGAGCATCTCTGGACACCCGCGCATCTCCGGACACCCGCGCATTGTCGAACACCCGCGCATTGTCGAACACCTGCGCATTACTGAACACCCGCGCATTGTCGAACACCTGCGCATTGTGTAACACCTGCGCATTGCCATACACCCACGCATTGCCATACACTCGCGCATTGTCATACACTCGCGCATTGTCGCACACCCGCGCATCCCCGGACACCCGCGCATCCCCGGACACCTGCGCATCTCCGGACACCTGCGCATCCCCGAACACCTGCGCATTGTCGAACACCTGCGCATTGTCGAACACCCACGCATTGCCAGACACCCGCGCATCTCCGAACACATGCGCATTGTCGGACATCCACACATTGCCAGACACTTGCGCATCCCCAGACACCTGCGCATCCCCGGACATCCGCACATTGTCGGACACCCGCGCATCTCCGGACACCTGCGCATTGCCATACACTCGCGCATTGTCGGACACTCGCGCATTGTCGAACACCCGCGCATCTCCGGACACCCATGCATTGCCAGATACATCTAAATTGTTTTCGTGCTCAATCCAGCCGCCTAAATCCCCGGACCGGATTGAATAATAAGGAATCGGCTTAACTGCGCGAATCCGGTGAAGTATTTTTGATCCAAAAACCTTTGTCTCTCCGGTCGTTTCGAATTTATCATTCCTAATCATCACAATTCCCCTTCACAGATTGATAGATCAGTCGGCGCTCAGATATGTTTTCATGATCTATCCCTTTCCTCGATTGCTCCACAGGATGCGCAGCGATATTCCAGACAGTCGGGCGAACCCGCGCCTGTCCAATGCCAGTCGCAATCGCCTGTGCATCCGTTGTCAGGTTCAGTCGCCATAACAGAACGACCGGACAAAAGACGACAGCGCGTCTCTTTCTTCCCTGCTCGAAATGTAATAGGTTGTCCAAGGCGTTCCCCAGTCCTGCCATTGCAGGCACTCGCCGTAGGGTTCGCTGTATTCGTCGAGATTGCCGGCAATGCGCAAGGCCGGACCGCCGGTGGACAGCAGGATGCAGAATTCGTCCGGCTTTTCCTCGGCGCCGACATCATGCCAACTTGTGCGAACCTTGACAGACAAAGGCGCTAACCAAATCGCCTCTTCCGCATCCTGTCCCTCGTATTGTTCGCCTTTATCACGCGCGGCGATCATGCGGACAATCGATTCCAGCCATGCTCTTGCATTGATGATTGCGTTCTCATTCGTATTCATTTGTGTTCCTTTCCTGATTCAAAAAATTAGCGATTCGTCTGGCTAATTCATAGTCTGCTTCGCAAGCACTCCCTATTGGATAAGAGGTGCCTTTTATTTCAGCAATAATTGTAGCGCCTTCACATATGAAAGCGCCTTTGCCGGGTGCATAGATATATTCTGGCACGTGATACCTTTTGGTATCCATGATATATCCCTTTCCTGATATAGGTAAACCTTACTTAGCGTCATAAATCCAGATCGACAAGCGAATTTTTCGGGCGCGCGTAGATCGTCACCTTGCGTCCGCTTTTATGCTCATAGGTAAACCAGCCGTCGAGCGCGCCGGATTTGCGGCAACGCGACAAGGCACGCCGGATTCGCTCGTTTTCGTGATGGCGGATATTTGCCGGCAAGGGCAACATCAAGCGCACAGCAAGCCAGTGATAGCCGACCGGCGAACCATCCTCAGGCAATGTCGACTTGATCCAGTCGCACAGGCTCCGGATCGCCGCATCGTCGCCGTTTGCAGCGTCCATAAGGGACATTGACACCTCGAGCGGCGCTTGGCCTGCTATGGCGTCGCCTATGTCGTCTAGTTGATCCATAGTGCGGCCAGCATAGCGCCCTAGTTCAGTCAACAGGCTTGGATGTTCAAGAATCAAGCACAATTCAACCGCGCCTAGATTGTTGCCCTGCACAAAAATTTCGCGGATGCGCATTAGATTTAGGCTTGTGTTATCTGCCAGCAGTAAAACGCCGTCTTTCTGCATTCGCTTCGCTTTGGCGTGTGAGATTCTGTATTTATCACAGAATTCTAAAAGATTCATAGTCATGTGAAAGCCTCATAATCCTGAAAAATGATGCAAATGGCATCAGCGAAAGAGAGATACGGCGGCGATTCCGTCAATGTCCGGAATTCCTCGCGGAATGTGTCCGCATCCTCCCCTTCAAGAAACACGCTGGCAAGATCAGGCTTGCGCAGAATCTCGTAGGCCAAGCCGTTGCCATAGGACGTGACCTGCCAGTCTGGCAGATCGTGGATGATGAATGAGCGCATAATCAGACTCCCACACTTTCAAGTGCTGCGACCGTGGCTTTCGCCTGTTTGATCGGTGCAATGACGGAATCCAGAATCTCTTGCGCCAGATCATTTGCGACTTCGCACAAGTAGGAATTATCTGAGCCCGGATAATTCATCTCGATTCCCCACAACGCGAAGTCATATTCGCCCGTCAATTCCTCCCCATCCGGGTCGAAAGCCCGAACCGTGATGCCGCACCAGCTCCATTCATCATTGCACCAGGCGCGCAACACTTCGAAGTCACGGCGCGCAGCACGTGAGGCGTAGGCACGCAGACTCTCCCCGTCCTTGCGACCGCCTTCGCAGCCCCAGCCATCACGGCGCGCGATCCGGCAAGCTTCTGCGAAGTCATAGAAACGCTTGAAGTCCCGATCCTCGCACAGGATCAATTCGCCGGACAGTTTGTCGCGGCGCACCCAATCACTGACAGGCCCGTGTCCGTCATGTTCATCCCACGGCGCGCCATAGTGCAAATCATGGTGCACAGTAGCGACAAAACGAAAGCCATTATATGCGCCTTCGATCATGTCACCATCAAATGTGTGTGATTTGAAACCATCCTGAAAAATTGACATACCAAATCTCCATTCTAAAAATTCACCATAATAGGCGATTGCGGCAGAAATAAGGCTGATAGGCTGATAGCATAATGTTGGCCTACGTTTAGCGACCTAACATTGGAACCGATACGCGCGCGCGTATATAGCTTGCTCGGCGCTGCGCTGCGCTTCGCTGCGCGCCTAAGGGCGCTCCGCTTCGCTGCGCTTCGCGCTTCATGGATGACTGAAAAATCTCTCCGAACCCCTCAAATTCCCAAAAATGAAAAATAGGTGACAATCAGGAAAGTCCATCATCCTTGGCCTTCTCGATTGTCACCCGCGCCCTGCCTCAAACCATCAATACTCAAAACGATTCCGCATCGCTTCGACCGCACGCCCAGGGACGTTGTGAACGCTCTTCCAAGGGCCGCTAACAATGATCTCTTGCACGTCTACGCCGTATTCCTTGGCGAGGGCGCGATAGGGCTCGATCTCCCATTGCCGCGTGAACGTGTTGCAAACGGCAACAGATTGCTTGTTTTGCAGCGCCTTCCGGCAAGCCTCAAGGCACGCCCTGTGACATTCAGGAAGCTTGGAAGGGTCGAAGTGATACTTCCCGCATTCGTCCACCATCCAATCGTCAGCGGAAATGCTGCGCCGCACCGCACCGGCCCGCACAAGCGTTTCGCCGAGGGTTGACTTTCCAGAGCCCGGAAGTCCGCGAATGATGATAAGCATGATGTAGTTTCCTGCTATTTCCGTGAATTTTTCTCAATCTCCAGCTTGATCCGATGGCGCCAAAAGTCGCGCTCGCCTTTGAGCATATCCTTGACCGGACCGGCCGAGAATTCCTGTGCGGTCGCGATCGTGCTGGCGAGGAATTCCCGCATCATGGCGAGGTCAGGCTTGGACCGGTCAAACAATTCCCGGCCTTCCCTGATTCCCATAAGATATTCGGCACTCACGGTTTTTCGATGCGTCATCGCCTCACCCTTCCACGATATCCAAATCGGTTTCGATGTATTCCATCTGCCCGATCCGTTTTCCGTTCGGATCACGAATGATCCGGACAGGGGACAGACCGTCAGCCGCGCTCGCCGCCAATTCCGCCAGAATGGCCGAAACCGCGCTGAACAATTCCGGCCCATCGAAAGCCGCGTTATCAGTATCAAATTCAATCCTGATCATCATCAAGTCCCTTCACCACTTCGAATAGACGCGCGCTTTGTCCTGATAGGCATAGCGGCGTTTGAGGATTGCCTGATCCCTGAGGATGCGCCAGGCGGTCAATTCATCGACGCCTAGCGCCTCCACAAGCTTGCGGATGCGTTCTTGATGTATCATCATCACCAATCCTCCCCCATCGCATCCTCACAGGCGCACACAAGCCCGTCGAAGTCCTCGACAGGCCCTAGCACGTCTGCGAGAGCCTGAACCGTCCGAACGCTCAGGCAATATTCATCCGCCAGCATGGCGAGATATTCCGCCCGGCTTTCGCATCCGTATTCAAGATACGCTTCCAGGTTCGCGGCGATCTGTTGCTCTTCAAGCGCGCGGAAATTCGTGATAGGTCGAGTCATGGTGTATTTCCTTCCGTTGAATTAGCCGCGATTAGCTGCAGCTTCTGCCATGATTGAAATAGCTTCCGCTAAGACACGCGAATCCTCGGCCATCTCAGTGTCTCCCGCCATGTCGAAAATTCGGGCCGCCTTTCGGGCATTCGAATAAGCATCCAAGAGCGTGAATGCGCCATCAAGCCTTGTCATGTCTCGTTCCTTTCCTTCCATTGCGTGAGATTATGCCCTGCCATGATTCGGAAAATGCTGCAAGGATAAAATGCGAGTAGCAGAATTAATCCTGACGCAAAGGCATGATTGGTTAATATTCTGATAATCTTAACGCATGGTAAGGTTAATAATTGGTTAAAAGGGACCCGTTGACCTGCCGTTAACCATACCGGGGGGCACCTTCGAGACGCGGGCCGGATGGCCGGGTCTAGGCGCTGTATTCGATATACACCAAATTATCCGACCCCTTACCTAACGTAACCTTTCAAACCCCATACTGACCGGACATCTTTTTCTCCGCAAATATGTGCCATTTATAGGCACTTTTCCTGTCCTATCCAACGACATCACAAACCCCTTGCAATCCATCCCCAATGCTATTAATATACCCTTCCCAACCAAGGAGAACGTCACTATGGATTTCGGTCAAGCAATACGCCTTCTCAAGCAAGGCAAGCGTGTCGCCCGCGAAGGATGGAATGGCAAAGGAATGTTCCTGTTTCTCGTCCCCGGCTCGACTTTCACAGTCAACCGCCCGCCTCTGTTAGGTATCTATCCCGAAGGCACTTCCGTCGATTATCACGCTCACATTGATATGAAAACTGCACAGGGCTATGTAGTGCCGTGGCTGGCATCTCAATCCGATCTTCTTTGCGAGGACTGGATCGAAGTTGACACCGACCGCTAACTCTGTATGCTCTCAATCGCTCGGTAAGGGTTTTCCTGCTGCACAGTCGTTTACGGCACCGCAAAAGGTTAGGCATCTCTTGATCCGTAAATCCTTGCCGGGCATTCTCTCCCAACCTGCCGACCCCGGTGCTTGATCCTCTCGGCACCGGGGTCTTTTTGTGCATTGACCGCGTGGCCTCCTGCTATTATGGATGGGTCTATGGTCGAGCAAATCCATGACATCGAGGTGCGCCTCGGCAAGCTGCGTGAGCGGCTGCGGAGCCGTGAAGGCAAGCCGGGTCTGGAGGCAAACTGTGCCGCGATCCGGGCAGAGATTGCGCGCTTGGAAAATCTGGATTTGACGACCGTCGGAGAGGTTGAGGAAGTCGAGCCGGTCAAGCAATCCAGAAAGGTCAAGCGGCATCGCAGCGCCGTAACCGGTAGATTCATCACGAAGGAAGAAGCCGACGCAAGCCCGTCAACGAGTGTCTCCGAGCGAGTGGCTTCAAGGAGTTGAATCAGGTGGAACAGATTCCGATCAAGAATTTGATAACGACCGGAAACCCTGTCGTGGATTTTCTGATGCGTCTGAAAGCGATGGACGAGCAGTATCTCGATCCGCGTGACATTCTGTGCCTTTACACGATTATCTGCAAGCCGGGCATTCACAGGGACGCGCTTGCCAAGGCCCTTGGCCTTAATGCCGGTGCCAACGTTCTCACCAACGTCAGGAGACTCATTAAGCGCGGCTTTATCGAGGATCGGCGCGACGAGAGCAGGCGAGCCAATCCGTCCCTGTTCTATGCTCTGCCCGCAGGCGTGACTTACTGGCACGCTCTCAAGCCATGAGGGATGAGTCAACCTGTTTCAGGTGCGGAGCGAACGCATGGACTTCCTGCGAGCACAGGAATGCATTAAGAGAAAAGCCTGTGTTCGAGGATGGCCCGACGATGGTTGAAAACCAGAAAAAGGTCAGCGGAGGCGGGAGATACAGAATCCAATCCACGGCGAGCACAAAATTGAACCTTCGGAAACGCAAATGACTAACGACACCGACAAGAAAGTGGCTGTGCGCGAAGTCTCGACCATGCCTGTGATCTCTCCGGAGATGTATCAGCATGTCGGGCGCTATGCTGGCGCAGTTGTCATGTCGGTGTTCGAGCAGATCGGTGGTATCAACCGCATGGCAGCATGGGCCGATAGCAACTACACTGACTTCGCCACCAAGCTGTTTCCCAAGATGATTTCCCGAAGCCAGCAAGTCGATGTGAGCGGGACTGTCACCATCGACGATGCGATCAATCGGCTGGAGCGAATGAGCGCCACCATTGACGCCAGTTTCGAGGAAATCCCGCAGCAATATGATTTGTAAACAGGCATCGGGAGAACGACTATGCCCTATGAACGAATGCACGGACGCGAGGAAGGTATCGCCGAGCGTCTCAAGATGTGGCGAAAGCATCTGGCGACAGACCGGCGATATCCGTGGCTTGGCACAGGCATCTGCGACGATCTTGTGACCGCAGCGCGCCTCCTCGGCGCTGATGTGTCCGAATTCGAGCCCGATCCGAACCAGCCGTCCTTGCCGGAGGTGGTCCCTGCCGAGCCTGTGCAACAAGCATTGGTGTATGATCTGTGAGTGCCGCACGAGATCGCAAGCAGGCGGCAAGAATCCTTGGCATTACGATGTAAGCGCAAGGCAACGACGAGATACAAGCAGCGGCAATCCAATTTGGAGACACCTTCAACCGCAACAGCGAATTCATCTGTTGGGTTTTGAGGGAATACGGCGGCGTCAAGCGCCCGATTGGAAATTGAAAAGGCGGACTGACATGAAGATAAAAATTATGCCAGCGAGTCGCTACGTAAATCAAAAAGGAATTTTGATTTACACGAAAGTTCCGCGAGACCGTCCTTGGACTGATCTGACTTTGAAAAACAGCACAGGAATTATGCTTGACGTGACTTTTCGGGGTAAATGGAAAAGGAGATACCTACATCTGTTTTTCTGGAGAAAACTCACGTGAACCTCCAAGCGATTGCCACCAGTCACGGTATTTCGGTTGATGAAGTGCGGGCTCGCTGGCTTTCGCTGCGGGTGGCAATGTGGAAAGCCGACTTTCGCCTGTTCGCTAAGGAAGCCCTGCGCATCCGCACCAAATCAGGCGATCTTGCGCCGCTGATACTGAATGAAGCCCAGTGCATTCTGCACGACGCTGCCGAGAAGCAGTTGAAAGAGGAAAAGTGGGTCAGGCTCGCAGGTCTTAAAGGAAGGCGCCAGGGTTTTTCAAGTTACGTCGCAGGCCGAGGCTATTGGCGAGCAACGTTGTGGGATCGGCAGCGGATTTACATTCTCTCGCATGAAATGAACTCGTCGAACGTGTTGTTTGACATGGTGCAGCTTATGCAGGAACACAATCCGTTTCCGCCTTTGGTTGGCACCGACAATGCCAAGGAACTCGAATTCATCAAGCGAGGCTCGTCCTATGCTGTCGCCACAGCAGGACAGAAGGCGGGCGGTCGTGGCGGCGCAATCAGCTTCTTCCACGGCTCGGAAGCCGCCTGGTGGACAAACGCGCCAGATCACTTCGCATCCTCTGTGCAGGCCGTGGATGAAGTGCGCGGTCAATGGGGTGTGCTCTGGCACGAACCGGCCAATCCTTTGCCGTTCGAGAAGGGCAAGGGCACCATTGAGGGTTGGGTAAAGGCTCCTTCCGAGATTTGGCTGGAAACCACGTCAGCAGGCCCGAGCGGCGAATTCTGGAAACGCTACATGGAGGCCATGAAGGGCACAGGCCGCTATCGCGCCGTGTTCGTGCCGTGGACGGTGCAGAAGGAATACGTTGAATACGGTGATTTTACTCCTTTGCAGGAAGCTGAGGAAGAAGGCGAACTGTCTGAACTCGAATACCAGCAGGTCTACGGTCTGACCAATGAGCAGATGCTCTGGCGCAGGTCGAAAATTCAGGACGTGGGTTCAATCGGCAAATTCCGGCAGGAATATCCGATTGACGTGACCGAAGCTTTTGCCGCAGCCAACATCGAAGGCGTATTCATCAAGCCTGCACTGGTGTTGCGCGCTCGAAAACGCCAGATTGCCGACCCTGACGCACCTTTGATCGTAGGTGTCGATCCGGCGGGCGCAGGCGGCGACCGATTTGCTGTCGCGTTCCGGCGAGGCGACAAAATCCTCAAGGTGATGCATCGAAACAAGATCGAGCATGAGGAAGCCGTCGCTTGGCTTTCCTCGATCATCGACGAGCATAAGCCGAGCCGCATGAACATTGACCGTGGCTCGATGGGTGCTGCAATCGTCACTGCGTTGCGCAACATGAACAAGAAATACTCGGACATTGTGAAGGGTATCGACTTCGGAGCGACCTCACGCGCCAAGCAGGCCAATCCGGGACGTGCAGGGCCGTGGAACAAGCGCGCCGAAATGTATGGCGACCTGCGAGAGTGGCTGGTCGAAGGCGGAGCGATCCCGGATGACGACGATCTGGCTTCGGACATCAGCGGCCCGAAGATCAAATGGCGGGCAAACAACGATTGGTTGCTTGAGAGCAAGCAGGATATGAAAGCGCGAGGTTTGCGGTCTTCGGAT